GGTACTCCAACCGCAGGCACAGATGCAGCAACAAAGGCTTACGCAGACTCAGTAGACACTCAGAAGCTAGACAAAGCAGGCGGCACTATGTCGGGCGTTTTGGCTATGGGTGCTAACAAGATTACGGGTGTATCTGATCCAACCACAGCACAAGACGCATCAACTAAGAACTATACAGATACGTTATTCGGCTCTACTTCTGATGCTGCCACAAGTGCGGCTGCTGCGGCTACATCTGCCACTAACTCGGCAACGTCTGCCACTAACTCAGCCTCAAGTGCAACTAATTCTGCTAACTCGGCAACGGCTGCTGCTGCCAGTTTTGATTCATTTGACGATAGGTATCTGGGCGCAAAGAGTGCCAACCCATCTGTAGATAATCAGGGCAATGCTTTAATTACAGGCGCACTATTCTTCAACACTACCGCTAACTCCATGCGAGTTTATAACGGCTCAAGTTGGGCAGATGCAGGCTCGGCAGTTAACGGCACTTCTCAACGTGTGGTTTACACAGCAACCGCAAGCCAAACGTCATTCTCAGTAGTTTATGACGCAGGGTTTGTTGATGTTTATCTTAACGGCTTAAAGCTGCAAATTGTTGTTGATTATGCTGGCACATCAGGCACAGCGATTGTACTCACTACAGGTGCAACAGTAGGCGATATTGTAGACATAGTTTCTTATGGTGCATTTAATGTTGCAGATACCTACACACAAGCCCAAGCAAATGCTAAATACGCCCATGTAGCCAATAACTTATCTGACTTAGCTAATGCAGCAACAGCGCGTACTAACTTAGGATTGGTCATTGGTACTAATGTGCAAGCGTATGACGCAACGATTTTAGTTGATGGTGACATTGGAACAAGTGTGCAAGCATATGACGCTAACACTGCAAAGTTGGATGAAGCTGCTAACTTTACTGGCGCATTACAAAATGGCGGCTCTAATGTAGTTTTAGATAGTGATATTGGTACAACTGTACTAGCTCCCAATGGTGATGGTTCATCATTGACAGGTATATCTTCACTGCCAAGTCAGACAAGCCAATCAGGTAAATTCTTAACAACTAATGGAAGTGCAGCAAGTTGGGCTATTGTAGCTTTGCCACCAGCACTACTATTTGATAAATCATTATTTTAAGGGAACACTAAAATGGCTAAAAAAACAGTAGCAATAAACTCAACATCTATGGCAAATGGGACAGTTTATTACACTTGCCCTACAGGGACTATAGCAAAATTAATTAGTTTTATGGCCTACTCAGCTTCAGGACACCTAAGAATGATAGCTCCTAATTTTGATGATTATCCAGCGTTTGTATCTTCTGTAGTTAATAAACAGGACGCCTCACGAGAAGTTTTTTATCTTCATGCTGGTATGCAATTGGCGGGTCACACAAACACTGCTGGTTCTTGGTCTGTAATCCTAGTAGAAGAATCTATAGGGGTTCAATAATATGATTACCTCATTTTTAAAATCTACAGGGCTGGAAGTAGCTAACTTATCTTCAAGTGATAATGTAAATGAGACTCTATTTGGTGAGCAGTTTAGTACAGATACACATTGGATTTATACTGAAAGTTTAGATGAACCTAATCGTTGGACTTATGACGGAACAACATTAACTGAACGCTCAGATTGGGCCGATGTTTCCGCACAGTTAGATGCAGATAACGCAGCAAATCTACTAGCTAAAGTTGCAGTAGAGGCTAGAGATAAACGCAATGGCCTACTTGCTGCTACCGATTGGACTGCAATGGCAGATGCACCTACACAAGCAACGGCTATGACTACCTACCGACAAGCACTTAGGGACATAACAAGCCAATCAGGGTGGCCCACAACAATCACATGGCCCACTAAGCCTTAGAGGAATAAAACATGAGTAAAGCAAGAGAAATAGTCGAAACTCTAAGAACAGTATTGGTAGCTGGTGACGTAACAAATGCAAACTTTACGGGTGCTGATTTAGAAGTTGGCAAAGGCGGCACAGGAGCAAGTTCGGCAGGAGCCGCTAGGACAGCTTTAGGTCTTGTTGTAGGCACAGACGTACTCGCACCCAACGGAAGTGCAGCTAACCTAACTAATTTACCAGCAGGGGGTGCAGAGGATTTTGTAGCTTCTGGCACATTACCAAATGGTAGTCCAGTAATACTTAAAGCCAATGGTCAGGTGGAGGTTGTTAGCGGAAGTGGTGGTTCTCAAAGCATACCATTGGGCAGTGAAGTTGTTTACAACTCAGGTACGAGTTACGATAATATGTTTGCTTTTGACCCCAGTAACTCTGGCAGATTTGTTGTAGTTTACAATGATGGAGGTAATTCATTTTACGGCACAGCTATTGCAGGATTAATATCAGGCAGTTCAATTTCCTTTGGTAGTGAAGTAGTTTTTAATGCTGCACAGGTTAATGGTGTATCAATAGACTTTGACCCCAACACCGCAGGAAAGTTTTGTGTCGTGTACATGGATGAAGGTAATTCAAACGCAGGTGCGGCTATTATAGGAACTATGTCAGGCACTTCATTGAGCTTCGGTAGTGAGGTTGTGTTTCAAGCAAATTCAAGGGGTATAAAAGTAGCCTTTGACCCCAACAACGCTAATAAGCTGGTCATAGTTTACAGGGATTGGGCGGCAGGGGGTTATGGAAATGCAATCGTAGGTACTGTGTCTGGAACTAGCGTAAGCTTTGCTACTAAAGTTGTTTTTGCTACACAAAATATCAATTTTATAGGATTAGCTTTTGACCCTAGCACAACCAACAAGTTAGTAATTTCATATATAGATATTACTAATTCAAACTACGGAAGAGCAATAGTAGGGACAATTTCTGGCACTGGCATAAGCTTTGGCAGCAGCGAATACTTTAACACAGGAGAAACTACCTATACTGACGTAGCTTTTGACCCTAGTAATGCTAACAAGTGTGTCATAGTTTTTAAAGATTCTGCAAATTCAAACTTCGGCACAGCCCGTGTCGCAACTGTGTCGGGTACAGGAATCAGCTTCGGTAGTGAGGTTGTATTTAACGCAGGTGATAGTACATACACTTCTGTATCGTTTGACCCCAACAGGGCTAACAAGTGCGCCATAGCATACAGAGATTCGGGTAACTTAGGTTACGCTACAGTTATAGAAGGAACTGTGTCAGGCACAGGTATTAGCTTTGGCAGCGAGGTTGTAGTTAATTCTGGTGCTTCTAATATTGGGGAAATAGCTTTTGACCCTAATGTGTCTGGCAAATTTCTTGTAACTTATGGGGATGCAGGAAATTCAGAATACGGCACAGCCATTTTAGGACAGTTCGATACATTAGTAACCAACCTAACAGCAACCAACTTCTTAGGCACAGCCACAGCAGCCTACACTAACGGACAAACAGCAAGCATCATGCTCAAGGGTGGCATTAGTGATAATCAAACTAGCCTCACGGCTGGCTCGACTTACTACGTTCAAACAAATGGTACTTTTGCTACCAGTGCTGGCACACCATCTGTACTTGCTGGTGAAGCAGTCTCAGCGACAAGCCTGTTGTTGAATGGGTTAGCAACTCCTGCTGCACCAGACGAGATACCAAGTCAGACAAGCCAATCAGGTAAGTTCCTTACGACTGATGGTAGTGCGGCAAGTTGGGGTACTGTAGCTCCTGCTGGATTAGTGTTGTTAGGTACAGTAACGGGAAGTAATGCTGCTACGATTGCTTTCGGTGATGTTATGTCGTCCACCTACCATACCTATGTTATTTACGGGGAGGGTATATACCCATCTTATAACAATGACTATTTAAACTTCCGAGTTAAAATGGGCGGGATTTTCTCAGGTACATATATGTATAATCACGCTTCCGTTGGTTATCGTTCTAGTACAGATTCCCCTATGTGGCAAGGAGGATATGGCACTACCGAAGTGTTCCTATCTACTGGTCTTTCAAACTCAAGCTCACAAGGTGGTGGACTAACTCTTCACATTCACAACCCTAGTGCAATTGCCACAAAAGCAGGATTTGATTGGACTCACTCTTGTCAACGCTACAGCACTGAAACTCTTTTTTACACAGGAGGGGGAAGTATAAATAACTCGATGGCAATTACTGGTATTCGATTTGCTTGTAATAACGGCAACATCAGTGGAACTTTTCGGATTTATGGAGTATTAAAATAATGGCTAGACATCACGCGACACCCGAAGGGAACATACCATTCACAGCAGAAGAAGAAACAGCCCGTGACGCAGAAATAGCAGCATGGACAGCAGGAGCAGATGATCGTGCAGCAGCAGAGGCTAGACAAGAACGCAATGATCTACTAGCAGCTACCGATTGGACTGCAAACTCTGATGTAACTATGACTACTGAAATGACAGCCTACCGCACTTTATTGCGGAATCTGCCAGCACAAGCAGACTTTCCAACAACCATTACTTGGCCTACTGCGCCTTAGAGGATTACCAATGCAAACAATTACATTTAACACAGGCAACGTCAGTGCATATACATTCGCAGACGATGTATCGCTTACTGCTTCTGCCGACAATATTACTGCACCTGATTTTATCATTGGTGATATGAACAGTGGCAACGCTACTATCCACACAGGCGTAACAGCACCCGATGGTTGGCAAGGCGGTAAGCATACTTTCGATGGCAGCGCATGGGGCAATGTGGCTGGATGGGTTGACCCTGTGACAGCACAGATTGCAGCACTACAGGCACAGATTGATGCACTAGGCGGTTAGATGTGGTCTAGCCCTGTTGAGCTATATCCAGTTCACATAACGCCTTTACCGCCAGTGAACATGGCTTATGTAGTTGAGCCGCAAGTAATACGAGAGCAGGATTATA